TCTGCATTTATAAATTTGGCCGTTACCTCGTTCCAACTGGGTAAACTCCATGTAGCCTTCTGATCACGTCGATTCTGTTTCACCCCCGGAAGGGATTACATAAGCCACCATATGGTGGAGGTGGTCGGTACTGCCCCGACGTCCGCTAATCGTATCTCTACACTTCAACGTCTACAATAATAATTTATATGCCTTTTTGAAATTTGTCTACCGCGATGTCAGCATAACCATACATGTTTTTGTTCAATTCCTGCCATAGTTCTTGATCTTTATAAAAGTAATGAATGTGTCTGATGTCTGGGTAAACTGCTCTAATTTCATATTCTATGTTATGTGCAATGCCTGATGGCATTGGGTTGATCCAGGGCATTTTATGACAACCAGGAAAATGACTCAAGATGCCATCTCTAAGAGAAACATAGACTCTTACACTGCCTTCTGTGATACGATATCTGTTTAATTCTCGTTTAACTTGTATCCATTGGGGTTGCATGTGCCCTGATTCATCATGCTGTTTGTTTACGCCCATCATCATTTTTTTCAACCAATCTTTATCTCTAAGTTTGTCTTTTATTTCAGTAAAGTAATGGTCGATGGTTTTTGGCGTTCGTGTTTGCTGATGTTGTACTATGTCATGCCAAATGCCTGATATAAACCTTCGCCATGGATCCCTCCAAACAGTCCAAACCTCTCTAGGTTTAATATCCTCATGTGTGTTAATGATATCTTCTATAGTGGAATGATAGTTTTTTAAAATTACAAGATACACTACACTTGAATATTAGGCACTGCCTTGGCTGGCTGTATACCAGTCGTGCTCTTAATATAGTTGTCCACCGCCGCCTTGTTAGCCACAGTCATAGTAATGATCAATGATTTATTGTAGGCCAAACTCCCGGTAGGCTCTGCCATTATCAAGTGGGGCGTCATTGCTATGCCATTCTGTGTCATAGCTAAGGCTAATGGCCTAGCCAATGTGATTGTCGAATCGTCTTGTTTTACAAATTTGCCTATTATCTCTTCACCGCCATTAAGACGCATGGCGATCATATCATTTTCTTTGAAACTATTTTCTTTTAACATGAACTTTCCTCTGCTTTAGTCCTAGTGTATAACCTAAGGCAAAAGAAAGCAAGACAAAAAATGCAATTATAGCAGTGTGCCATACTAAAAACATTATAATTTAAATCCTTTTAAAGTATCTTTGTTAATATCTTGTTTTACTCCACCAATTATATATGATTCAACTTCTGTTTCTTGTGGAGCAACTTGTAATCCAGAAGATGATAACCAATGCTGTGTCCATGGTAATGGATTTGTAGCAGGTGGACGATCAAATAAAGGATCAAATCCAATTGCTTTTAGTCTTTTATTTGCAATCCATTCAACATAGTCTCCAAGTAATCTTTCATTCAAACCTATTATAGATCCATCTTTCATTAAATGTTTGGCCCATGCTTTTTCTTCTTCAACACAAGCCTTATACATTTCAATAACATCATTCCTACAATCTTTTGCAATTTTTGTCATATCTTTATCATCACCGTTGTGCCAATTTTTAATAACTTGAGTTGATAGATTGAGATGCGTTGCTTCATCTCTTGCAATAAATGATATTATCTTTGCAGAGCCTTCCATTAATTTTAGTTCTCCAAATGCAAAGGTACATGCAAAAGACACATAGAAACGTAACCCTTCGAGGATATTAACATTTACCATAGCAAGGTATAATGCTTTCTTCACTTCCTTAATGTCTCCTTTGCCTTTTACAAAATAATCTTGTGCTATTTTATAAAATTTATCGTAGTTTTCAGTTACAGATACGGCACGTTTTAGTATCTCCTTGTCATCCATAATGGTATCAAACACTTCAGTAGGATCAGCATAAACATTTTTCATGATATAAGTGTATGATCGTGAATGTATAGTTTCAAAAAAATCCCAAGTAATAATACAACCTTCTAGTTCTGGCAAAGATACATAAGGTAAAAATGCTAAAGAAGGACCTCTACCTTGCACACTATCTAAGAGTGTTTGATATTTTAAGTTAGAAGTAAAAATATGTTTTTGTTCAGGGCGAAAGTCTTGATAATCTGCTCTATCTTTTTGCAGTGAGACTTCTTCAGGACGCCAAAAATATCCTAACATGGTTTGATTTAATTTATCAAGTGCTGGATATTTGAATGTGTCATATCTCTGTGTGTTTTGATCTTCACCAAAAAACATAGGTTGCTTAGAGAAGTCCACATTTTTACGATTGAATACAGTTTTGTCCATGATGTTTGTTTAATTATAAGTGTTACTATTTAACACGTCAAGTAAATTGATAACTCTTCAGTTTATCATTTATCCTTTTATGCCAATATGTTTTATTAGTCATGTGTGCTCTATTAAATTTGTGCCTATTGGCGTCAACACTAGGAGTATCTTGTGTATTCATATGACTGATCAAAGTAACTAATTGTTTGAAACGATTCACATCATCAGCGATATTATCATATGAATGGTCAATAATATCATCGAACAGATCAAAGCCTTGTTCGCGTAATAATTCTACTGTCCCTGGCACTGATACGATGATTGGTAGTGTTTCATAAAACATACTCAAATAACTTTTTTCAGTGCAACTTGTGATGTATGGCTCCTCAAAATCTGTTTCTGTCACTATCGTATAATCAACTTGTCCATAGATGTCATTTAAATTTAAGTTTTGATCAAAGTGTTTTGCTTGTGAATTTTGATTTCCTTCTTTCTGTAAAGGTTGATCGATATAGGTTGGAACAGGAAATTCATAATGTGCGTAAGGGTTGTTAGGAAAATATTTAGAAGTATCGCGAAAACTCCATAGGACTTGATCGATAATACTATTATTGTGTAAGGCACTTATTATTCCCCATCTATGCTCCTTGGCAAAATTATTCATGCATAACCACTTATGTGTAATATTTTTTGTATTTGGATTGGGCCTATCTGCAAGGACTAGATAGTTCCATAGATAAAATTCACTATACAAATGTCTTACTCCGTGCTTTTCAAAATATGTTTCGTCCGCAGTGTTATCAAACACAATGGCCTTATCTAAAAGACTGTGTTCAGCCAACTTGTTTTTAATATCTATAACTTGTTGTTCGTTATGAATGTGTTCACAAGTTTTATCTAGCACAACAATTTTTCCTTTTTTTGCATGGACTTGTAACAGTTGGTCTAACTGCTTCTCATTAGAATACAGAAAGTCATCATAAGGCACAACTTGTTTGGCTTTAAATGCTGTGTCGTCAAAAAGTTTATATAGATAATTTGCTTCCGGTGTTGCCGACATATTTAAATTGCACAGGCATCACATTCTGCTTCTTCTTCAGGAGTCATCTGAACAACTGTTTGATCTTCAACAGTGTCTTCAATGCCTTGAGGTTGCACAGTTTCTTCTTCACCTTTATAGTCATATGTGTTTTGGTAATATGATGTCTTCCATCCCATCTTGTATGTATTGAGTAGATCACTTAACATAACACTCATTGGCACTTCATTGTTTTCAAAGTGTGTAGGATTGTAAGACCAGTTACCTGATATTGCTTGATCAAAGAACTTTTGCATTACACCAACTACATTAATATATCCCTCATTGCTAGGCATATCCCATAGTAAAGTGTAATAGTTTTTCAGTTGGGCATACTGTGGCACCACTTGTTTTAATGGGCCTTTTTTAGACTTCTTTGTGCTTAATAATGCCCGTGGAGGTTCGATACCATTTGTTGCATTGCTAACCACAGAAGAACTTTCTGAAGGCATCTGTGCTGACAATGTAGAGTGTCTTAAACCATGTGCCATAATTTGTTTTCTCAACCAATCCCAATCATACTGATATTCTACTTTGCAGATGGCATCTATATCTTTTTTGTAAGTGTCAATAGGTAATATTCCATCTGCATATTTTGTCTGTGCAAAAGCTTCGCATGATCCTTTTTCTTGTGCAATCTTGTTGGATGCTTTCAACAAGTAAAATTGAAATGCTTCTGTGAGTTGATGCACCAACTTAATAGCATCCTTGTCGGAATACTTAACATGATTTTTTGCCAAATAGTGTGCAAGACCAATGTACCCTATACCCAATGATCTTCTTGCCTTTGTAGATATTTCAGCGGCCTTTACAGGATATCCTTGGTAGTCAATTATTTGATCCAATGCTCTCACACTTAGATCACACAGATTTTCCAACTCATCTATGTCTTTAAGTGTGCCTACGTTAATAGCACTTAAAATACATAAAGCAATTTCACCTTGCTCGTCATCTATTTTTTGTATTGGCTGTGTTGGCAGTGTTATCTCTTGGCACAGATTAGACATGCGTACTGGATCTTTGAATGAAGAATGTGCGTTTGCATGATCAATGTTCATGATGTAGATACGCCCTGTTTCAGCACGTTCCTTTAATAAAGCAGAGAAAAGATCCATTGCTTTAATTTTTTTCTTAGGAGTCTTTCTATCTGCTTCGTATTTCAAATAAAGTTCATCAAACTTATCATTGTCATGTCCAAATGCTTCATACATGTCTTCAACATCGTGTGGTGAAAACAAAGTTATTTCACCATCTTCTAATAGTCTTTCATAGAATATTTTAGAGATTTGTATTGAATAATCTAACTTTCTTACTCTGTTGTCTTCAGTGCCTTTATTATTTTTTAACACAAGGATATCTTCTATCTCTTGATGCCAAATAGGAAAGTGTACAGTTGCTGATCCTCCACGTATGCCATTTTGTGTGCATGATCTCACAGTGGCTTCGAACACTTTAAGAAAAGGAACAACGCCTGTGTGTGCAACTTCACCACCTCTTATTTTAGAATTAATTGCTCTAACACGTCCAAGGTTGAGACCAATCCCTGCCCTTTGTGCGATATAATATCCTACCGCTGTGTTAGATGAAAATATAGAAGGTAGTGTATCATCAACATCAACCAACACACAAGATGCAAATTGTTTTATAGGTGTTCTCACTCCGCCCATGACTGGCGTTGGAATATTAATTTGGAAAGTTGATATTGCGTCATAATATTTTTTAACATAGGACATTCTTGTATCTTTTGGATATGATGCAAATAGTGTTGCCGCAATCATCATGTACATATGTTGTGGAGTTTCATATAGTTGTCCAGTTGATCTATCCTGCACAAGATATTTGTCTACAACTTGTCTAAGTCCTGCGTAGGTAAAATCAAGATCACGATCATGTTTTACGTATGTGTTTAATTTTTTTAATTCAGTCTTTGTGTAATGTTCCTTTATCGCTGGATCATATACTCCAAGTTTAATATTTTGATCTATAATTGCAATTAAGTGTCTTGGTTGAAACTGTTTAAATACTTCTTTGTACACGTTCCATAATAACAGTCTAGCGGCCGCATACTGATAATTTGGAGTGTCGAGTGTTATTAAGTCATTTGCAGACCGTATCATTATTTCTTGTATGTCTGTCGTGGACATATTATTTGTGAATTGTATCTGGGAATTCATTTCAATCTGTGATGCTGATACACCACTGAGTCCTTCACATGCTTGTTCAACCACAAAATGCATCTTGTCTAGATTCAATGGCTCTTTGCCACCGTCTCTTTTTACTATCTGTATGTCTGTTTTGTTCATTGATATAATGTGAATGTGTAGTAATTATTATAGGACCTAAAGGCTCTTTAGTAAAGAGATAATGAACAGCCAGTTGTGGATAATTAAGGCCTAAACGAACCTAGTTATTCTATACTTGAATGTAGAAGCAGATCCAGTGTTGGTGCTTGTAAACTGTAACGTACCGTCCGCAGTTACAAAAAACACAACGCCTGATGCTATGTTTTCGTTGAAGTCATCAACCAATGTGACTGATGAAGATGTGCCATCGATGCTTAACTTGCCTGATCTTCTTGATGTGTTTCTTGTTAGGATATAATCTATTTCTATGTGTGCCTCCCTTTGTATGTCGAACTGTAAATTTGCATTTGTGCGTGAATCTGTTATGTTGCCTTTGCTTGATTGATTGTCTGCAAGTGTAATACCGTTACTAGGGGGACTTTCATGATACACACTTCCTGCTATGTTACTCAATATGTCGGTCCTATTAAAGAAGTTACTGAACGTTACATTGTATCCTTCTTGGAAATTAATTTCTGGAACATCAGCTGAATCATCTGTGTTTCTTCCAACATCACGTAAAAAGTTATTTGCAAAAATATTCCCATGTGGTTTTCCACCTGCACTATGTATCTTGATTGCTTCTGCATCTATTAGATCAAATCTGCTACTTGATATAATGAATCCTGTTGGGCCAATTGTTTTGTTGACTGTCGAGCCATCTGACGCTTCCGCAAGGTTAAAGCCTCTGTACAATGTTTTAAATTCACAACCTGAAAAAAGTACATCTTCTACATTGTCACTAACGTCAAAGGCGTATTCAAGTCCTTCGAAATGACAACTAATGAAATTTACTCTTTTTGTTGGATTAGCCACAGTAGAAAACATTTTAATTAAGGCATTGCCACTTGTTTGTCCTGCTTGGTTAGTGTATGGCCCAAGCCATTTACAATTATCAAAGTGTAAGTCTTGGGTGCAATCAATCCTCATTATATCTTGATCATTGGATGTTTTAAATTGTATCCCTTGGATCCTTATACCGTTGGGTATTTCTCCTCCATCTGCTCCGATATTGGCTTGCGTCTGTCCTTTTAGATCAACGAACTCAATAAGATTACTAAGTGTCGAGTCTGCAGTTTCTATTATGGTAGATGTAGGCCCATCTCCTATTAATACTGTGTGTGGATAAATTTTAATAGATGCTGATGCTACTTTGTATCTGCCTCCAGGAAAATATAAAGCTCTCTTTTCTTTGCCTGTGGTTTCTACGGTCATTAAATTTTTAATGGCTCTGTTAATGGCGGCTGTGTCGTCTGTTACACCATCTCCAACTGCTCCAAAATCCTTGACACTTGCTCGGTCATCTAATTTTTGCTGTAAAGTTCTTTGTATATCTCCACTGGCTCCTGTTACAACAGGGTCAGTTGTGTTTCCTGCAAAAATATATGTGTTAACAGTGGAAAGTAAATTATCATCTTCTGTGATAATCTTTGTATTGCCTACTTCAGGAGCACCTTCTGCTGTGGTGCCATTCCCTATGAATAATTCTTGTGTATCGACTGCAAATCCTATCTCTCCTGCCGCT